CGGGGTCTCGCCGGCCGCGTTTACCGGCTTCCACTGGTACATTCGAAGGGCCTGCAGGCCGTCTCTACATTTCTCCGCGTCGAATAGGCATTGCGGAAACACCGTACGGGTGGCGTTGATCCGGTCATGGATCGCCATCTTGGCCGCGACCCTGACCTTCATGCCGGAGGCCCGCATGATCTGCTCGATCGAGCGAGACTTGTCTCCGCTGGCCAGCTTTTTGTGAATCAGCGTGTCGACGCAATCATGCGGCAGCCAGTGCTCGCCGTAGATGTACTTTCTGTTCTGCAGGGCGATGATGTAATCGCTGATCGGCTTGCCGGATCCCTGCTCGTAATCGATCACGTGGAATCTGCCGGCGACTGCCTGGGCGAACCACACCGTGGTCAAGTCACCGAAGCCCAAATCCCAGAACGTCATGACCGGCCGCGAAAGGTCCGCCGGCACGACCGTGATGTTGCCGGCCGCCTCGGCCGCCTTCATCTGATCGCCGAAGATCGCGCCGTCGACGTCCGTCCTGCACTCGCCTTCGTAAACGTGCAGGTACCCTTGCGGGTCGGTCGCCTTCATGTGCTCGATCGTAATGCGCGATCGCTCACTCAACCAGGGGTTGTCTCGATACGTCGTCTTGATGACGATCGAGCCCGGCGGGGGCTGAAGAATAAACCGGATGAAGGTGTCGTCTGTCGTCAACTCCGGGTTGAAGCTGACCCAAACTTCCGAGCCCTCCTTGCGGATCGTCGGTAGGACCGTGTCCCAGGTTTCTTTCTTAACGCTCTGGGCTTCTTCCACCCAGAGGATGTCGCAGGATTCCACCGACTTGATGGACTTCGGGTCCATCAGGCCTTTGAAAATAAAACTGGTGCCGTTCCAGCGATGGGTGATGGTGTACTTCTGGACCAGATACTGGTCCGCTAGGCCCATCGCCTCTATTTGGTCGCTCAGCAGCGCGTGCACGCTGTCCGCGATCGAGGATTGGGTTTCGCGCGCACACAGGACGCGTAAGCCGCTCTGGGCGCCGAGCACCAGCAGCACGCGGGCAATCGTCCAGCTCTTGATGCCGTCCCGGCCGCCCCAGAGCACCTTGTAGGGCGCGGGGCTGAACAGCGGCGCCAGCTTCGCCGGGAACTGGTTGCTGATTACCTTGGTGTCGCCTTCGATGCGAATCTCTGCCGGCATCTACCAGCGGGGCCCCATGCCGAGCTTCTCGCCGCGGTTGTAGCCGCGGACTCCGCAGTAAATCAGGAACCCGATCCACATGGCCAGGAAGATGATCAGGCGTTTCATTGCTTCTGCGCTCCGACGAATACAACCTCGAGCTTGGTCTTTACCGCGCCATCTTCGCCGGCGCCGACGATCTCCGTCTGGTTTCGCTGCTTCCACCGATCCGGCCGGCGGGCGGCCAGGCTAGCAAGCAGCAGCTGGTCCGAATAACGGATCTTGTGCCCGATCAGGTTGCCGGCGCGGTTGAACAGCGGCTCGAGTACTCCGCCTTTGGCTCTTCGGATGGCCTCATCCTCGAGGACGTCTGCAGCGCGCTCAACCGCCAGCTCAAACTGCCTCTTGTACTCCGGATCACCCGCTAGCCAGCGGTAATGAAGGCCTCGCTCGCATCCGGCTGCATCGGCCGCCGCGCTCACGTTTCCGCCGTTCACTTCGAAGGCGGCCAGGAACGCGCGCTTTTTAGCGGCCAGGCCTCGGTGCGTCCTCGGCGTGCCGATGATGTCCGCCTCGAGGCGGCTCACCCGGAGCGCTTCCATGCGTCCGACGCGCCACTCCGAGGAATGGCCCTCGAGGTATTCCACCGGGACGCACAGGGCATCGGCGATCGCCGAGAGAGGCATACCGCTGGTCGCCATGGCCTGCACGGCCTGGCGCTGCACTTCGGTCAGAAGATTTTGGGTTTCCTCGGGCATTCAGTCGAAGCTATCGCTGCTATAGAGAGGGCGGAGTAGCGGTTCCGTGTGCACTTCTGTGCGCTTGTTTTCAGCCTGTTAGGCCTGTCTCCAACGCGCGGAGTGTCGAAATTTGGGGCGCTTGCCGCGTTCCCTAAAGTAAAGTATTCGGAACGGGGATTCGGGCTAAGTCTCGCCTTTTCAAAAGGTGGGTTTACGGGCGCCAGTCCTCCTACCGTTTTGGAACGCCGATCGCGAGCAAAATAGCGAGGGCGCCGGCCAAGAGCCGATGTACGGTGCCCACGCCGATCCCGACTTGCTTGGCGATCGCACGCACGGACAGTCCGCGAGCCCGAAGTTGGCCGACCTGGTCCCGATCGAATACTTTCTTCGGCCTTCCGCAGCGGATGCCGCGGTGTTTCGCCGCTGCCATGCCGGCGACGACACGCTCCTGGATCATCGATCGCTCGAATTCAGCGAAGACGGCCATCATGCCGAGCATCGCCTTTGCCATCGGGTTGGCCTGGTCGGTGTCCAGGTTCTGGGTGACGGCGATCCAGCGAATGCCATTCGCGGTTAGAGTCTGGATACTGTCGATCAGGTGAGACAGGCTCCTGCCCCATCGGTCGAGCTTCCATACCAGAATGCAATCGAAGCGATGCTCCGCGGCGTCCCGCATGCAGCGGTCCAACTGGGGGCGCTTGGTCAGCTTGCCGCTCCAGCCGACGTCGACATATTCTTCGGCGATCGCCCAGCCGCGGCGCTCGCAGTAGGCCCGCAGCTCCCGGAGCTGCAGCTCGCACTTCTGGTCGGCTGTCGAAACCCGGGCGTAGATTGCGCAGTTCATCGTGACAGCAGCTTAATCGCTTTCGGCCTTTTCGCAAATCGGGATTGTCTGCCCGGTAAATCCCAGCTCGGCAGTTCGTAAATCTGAGGCTCCAGCCAGGTCATCGGAAACAGTTTCGCCGTCTCTTTTCTGTCCGCAGATCCGGCAATGTGTCTCATGGGCAGGCATCCAACATCCACAGTCCGAACGCCAGATGTCGACGTTTTCGTTCCGGTAAACTTCCCGGCCGCGCTCGATAGCGAATGGCACCCTACGCCTTTTTCTCCAGCAGCTTTTCGTAGAGGCTGGTGACTACGGCTCGCAGTTCTTTCGAGGTGTCCGCCGCGGCTGCCAGTGCGGTGGCCACCTTCTCATGCAAATCCAAAATGGTGCGGTCCTTGGCCTGGTTCGACTTCCACAGAACAATCACTCCGGTCACCAGAGCGCCGACGAGCGTTATATGCTCGAGCCCACTGGTCAGGCCGTTCGGATCGGGTACAGCTTGCGCAATAGCAGCGGTGGAGGTCAGGCCGACAAATACCTTGGTCAGCGTGGAAGTGGATAGCGGGTGCATAGGGGGATTTGTCCTGCAGCTGCCGGCCGTCAGCTGAAGGAGGGCAACTGATCGGCCGGCAACGGTGCGCGCACCTGCTGCAACTGTTTAGGATTTCTTGCTGGTTCGAATGGCCGGCCTTGCGACTGGTTCGCCGCACGGAAAGCGGAGACGGGTGCTGCTGAGTCGTCGAAGCGTTCTGGCGACGATGGCGTTAAGCGATTCGCAGAATTCTGCATGCTCGCCGGTGCCGTAGACGCAACGCTCACAGCACATTTGCGTCGTTCTGGCAGGCGGAACCGTGAAGGACGGCTTGAGGTATTGCATTCCTATATGCGGCTGTCGATTTGGACGGCGCTGCTTAAGAGCCGATCGGCTTTCCGGGATGCGAGATCCAGCATTTCATGTAGGGAAAAAGCCTGCGGTTCTTTACCGCCGGTCTCGCCTTGTTTGTCCATGACGGGCTGAAACAGCAGCTTTCGTTGGATGGAGTCGGCGGCTTCCTGGGCGCCAAACAGAGTGGTCAGAAGCCTCTGCGCTTTTTCGAGGAGCCCTTCTTCCCTGGGCTCGTTTGCATAGCCCTGATAGGCGCGCGCCAGTCTGAGCGGCCGGGCCGGTTACCTGAGAATTTTGTAGTGGATGAATCTTTTGGTTATACATGCCGTTATCAAATCGCGATCACTCGCGCGTCAGGCTGCGTTTCGAAATGCAGGTTTTTCTAGATGGAGGCAGTCGGTATCGATCTCAGCCCAAATCGAGCGAGCCAGCATCGTGACGCTTACCACCACGCGAGTCTGTCCCTTGCTGTAAACAACGACGCCCCGAAGTCCTTGGAGGGGGCCACGGGTAACTACGACGTTGTCGCCTTCGCCTGGTCCGATGTATGAGCATAGCTCCGGCGTATTCGCCGAATGGTCCACCATGAGACGCACAGCTTCCACTTCGGACTCCGGGATCACTACCGGCCGGTTTTGCCAGCCGAGAATGCCAATGACTTGAGGAAGTCGGGTGATCGGCGTGGGATTGTTGAGGTCGAACCGCGCAAACAGATAACCGGGAAAAAACTTCTTCTCGGTTGCGCGCCTGGCGTGTGCACCAGGAATGACCAGGTGAGGATAGTAGCTTTCGAAGCCTGCTTCTTCCAGACGATGGCAGAGGATTTTCTCGCTATTGGACCAGCAATGCAGCGCGTACCAGTTCATCTTTTGGGCAGTCCTACGGCACCGTCTGTCACCAGACCGGGTTTTCAAAAAACTGTTTCGGATCGCAGCTCGAGTTAACTACGCTGCTTTGGGGAATTCCGCCGGCGCCGCCGGCATGGGCATGACGATGACTGCTTTGACACGGCGTGAGCCGGTGCGGTCCTCGAGCTGGAGGGATTCCGCCTCTTCGGTACCGATCAGTTCGGACAGGGCCTTGAAGGTGACAGTGACGATACTCAGAAATCTCGTAAGGCTTCCGGCCGCGGTGTAGACCTTGCGCATGGACTTCCAATACTTCTGCTTTCCTTTGGCACCGATCTGGATTTCATAGGTTCCCACTCGGACGGCGGTTTCGCTGCCGGCCGCCAGTACCTTCTCGTCGGCGTGCCAGGCGTTGATTTCGTCTTTTAGGGTTTCATGCCGGCTGAGGCGTCGCTGGATGGATTGCCTCCAAATGTCGAGCTCCGCGAACTCGAGGTATTTTTCGGTGCGTTCCAAGCTAGGACTTTCAGCCGGCG